CCGTACTGCCCTTTTGACAGGTCCGCTTTCGGATGGTTAAGGCGGCTCATGTCCTGCACATCATGCAGACAATGGTCCGCCGGAATGATGTCGTTATATTTGCATGCTGCACCGCCCGGTGTCACCGTACTGCGACGCGCCAGCTGCTTAATGCGCGGGTCCGGACGGTCATATGTCTCCGGCAGCGGAAGGCCTTCACCATATGCCATGCTGTTTGACTGCCCCGCCAGAACCACAACAAAGTAATACTCCGGGTCTCTGGTGGCGCTGATTACTGTGCCTTCTCCATCCGACGGCTTCACCACCACTGGTGTGGTGACATCACCTTCCGCCGCAATGGCCTGCATCAGGGTATAAGGCGTGATGGCCACCGGACTGCCAAATGGCTGCCAGCCCTCCTTCAGTTTTTGTGTCAGTCGTTCAGCAAGGTCTGACGGCGATGCCGCCCTGACCACATCGTAGTGTTTAAATGCCATAACCTCTCCTGCCGCCAGCAAAGTAATTATCCGGAATACACAATCATGTAACACATAAAAAACACGCTATAAAAAAACCATGTCTCTTATATAACAAAAAAACGCCGACAATTTAAAATGTCCTCTTATTTTAAACAAAGAATAAACGACACCAGAAAAACAACTCAGGCTGACAGATTGCTTTCAAAACATCACTTATAATTTATGGCATCATTTAAAACCTTAAGAAAATAAGGAAAGCAAATGAACTGGATAGTGATTGATACGGTAATCCAGCCAGCATGTGACATATCATTTTCAGCCATATGGTGTAACATAAAATTAATATTATGGTATCAGTCTGATATCTTCCTCCCTCCGGGCTGTATTTTTACACCAACCCGGACAGGCGTAATACTCAATAATAAAGAGCTCCCCGTCACCATTTACAACGTGACCCCATTTAATAAAAACGTCTGGAATTTAATTAAAAGCAGCCAGGAATGCCCTGCAAACACAGGAAATATCACAGATAAGTGTTTTAATCATCGCTGCATTCTGGAAATATGCCCATACGGGCGAAAATAACAGAATCATTCAGATAAAAAGCCCCTCCGGAGAGGGGCTGAAGCCGCATTTCTGTATCACCATGAACATGGTGCCGGGTGCCTCCCGGTGAGTTCAGTCCGGTGTCCCTGAACCCGCGTATCTCGATCCAGGTTGTCGTCAGAGATGACACCTTATACACCAGTCGCCCCTCCGCACAGGGGGATTCACCATGCGAAATTTTTTTAACAAATGCTCAGTCTGACAGGCAACTGTCAACTGACTGAATTGTGACACAGATTACAGTTGTTACCCACATACCACGAGTCAGGTTATGCCTCAGTCATTATTAAACTGCACTTCAGCAAATCCGGAGCCTGATTCACAGGTACTGGATTTGATTGTGACAGTCATTCCTGTCAGCTGAGCACTTTGCAGTAACGGTTGCAGATTCCAGCGACTGGTCCAGTACTCTTTTCCGGCCACTTTTACTGTGAATGTATCATTCTCATTATACTTGGAAAACTCAATTTTACCTTTAGCGCAATCCGCCGCCATTGCATTAACAGAAACTAATGCAAATAAAACCGCCATAAACATCTTCTTCATACTTAACTCCTTTATTTACCCGTTGTATATAAAAACTGTGACTTTCTGTTCAGAAACGCTGCAGCTGTATTACTTTCCCATAATGTATTGTTTATTTTTATAACGGGCCTGTCGCCAGTTATCTGACATTCTGGTTGACTCTCTTCATTCACGGCGCGAACAGAACGCGCCCCCTGATGATGGCAATTCAGTATAACGGCCACAGTCCCCAGTATCGCTGATATATTATTAAAGGATATTCTCCCCACTCTGACACCATCCTCTCCCCGATACTCCGGAAGCACATTGCTGATTCGCCCCCAGTTCAGAGTGAGGTCCACGTCTCCCGGCGTCATCGTATACACAGGAGCAGTTTCAGACAGTGCCTGACGAAATTCTCTCTGTATCTGCCTGAAGCGTAAGGCTTCTGCTGTGACAGTGACAAAACGCAGAACTGCTCTGGATGCATCTCTGGTCATTGTATTACCACTGAACTCCATTAACGCCAGATATGATGAAACCAGTGAGTGACGACTGATTTGCATTCCGGAACGTTCCAGCGCTGCGACACGTTGCAGAGTGGTATAACTGCTGTCCGTTGTCATGGAAACCGTTGTCACACTGGGCACTGATATATGTGTAAAATCTGAAAAACGGTAGAAAGTATTTGTTGCCGTATTAACGAACCCGGCCACATATAAATTATTTTGCTCAATAATCAGACGAAGATGGTCAAAACGCGCCTGATAGACATCAAGCCCTCGTATATCCACAGCAAAATAACTGCCCGGTGGGGTGTGGTTAATAACAGACACCGATGTGGTCCCCTGAGATATATGTTCAAGAGGGGTCGATATCTCTGTCCGTATACTATTTAACGAAGAGACATAACTTTGTTGGGTCGAAAAGTCTATCGTAAACTCCCGGGAATAGGATACCGAAGAAAAACCCAGTAACAGGCACAGTACCCATTTAAATAATATACACTTCATATACAGGTGTTCCTTTTGGCTGAAGTAATCAGCACCAGACCCGGCGCAGATATAAAAAAGGCCCGCAAAAGCGAGCCAGGGAAAATAAGTGTGGCGCGTTGTACTGGATTCGAACCAGTGACCGATTGCTTAGAAGGCAATTGCTCTGTCCGGCTGAGCTAACAACGCATGATACAGATAATGGACCGCCATCGGGGACTTGAACCCCGCGCAGCCAGCTTCGAAGGCTGGCGCTCTTTCCTGATGAGCTAATGGCGGTATGTGATGGTGGCCCTTGCTGGATTTGAACCAGCGACCTGGCGATTATGAGTCGCTCTCATCATTTAGCTAAAATGGCTGGGGGAGTGATGATACATCAGTCACATTAAACATGAAAACAAAATGGTTTTAGGTGAAATACAAAAAGAATAGTGATTAAATATCAAATGGATATGCTTTAAATCTAACCACAGTAAGGACGAGTATGATTTTTCTCAAGAATGGCGAAAGTTTTATTCGCGTGAATGACTGGGCAGAAATTCAGGCGAGAGAGTCTTACTATCCCAAATTAGAGTTAAATGATCAGCAACTCTCTGACGTTTTTGGTTACTACGATGACCTACCAGAGGAAATTCCATGTGGAAAATCAAATTGCCGCAAAGGGCATAAAAAGGGATTTCTGGTAGTTACGAAAGAAGGATTTGAAACGAATATCGGCCATGTATGTGGAACTAATGTTTTTGGTATAGCCTTTGATAATTTAGCAATAGAACTTTGCCGAAAAGCAGATTTCCATCGCTTACTTACCGCACTTAAAGAGGCAAAAGATGATATTTTTAGCTATTACAAACTCAAAGCCAAAATCGAATCTGGGCGTCCATCACTAACTGAGGTTGCTCATAGAATACTTGACATGAAAGACCCTAAAATCATCGGGCGTGCAGCTTATCAAACATTGAAAAAGATGGCTGCTTCTGGTGATGGGCGTGTTTTCCGCTCAAGATTAAAAAATACAGAAGAGCTAGAACTGGACGAAATTATGTCCCAGAAGCAAACAAGCGACTCAGCTCCAAAAGTTAACAACAAAAACAAAACCGTAAATGAACTTATTGGGGTAATACAATACCCTGAATGCTTGCTGAATGATTATGACATTGCTCTTCTTTATGAAAGAGATATAAAAATGGTTCTGGAAAAATTAAACAAATGTACCCCAGATGAATTGACTGAAAGAGAGGTGTTGTCTTTTGGAATAAAGGTTTCAAGATTAAGAGAACGCTTTAACTTTGTTCAGGAACGCTTAGAAAAATCCAGGGTTTTTGCAACAAGAGAAAACCTTAAACCTTTACGTGCATTACTTAACATTCAGAAATCTGTAAGCAATAAAGACAAATTACTATTTAAGAAATTTATGGAAAATTTACCATAATTAAAAAACCCGCTATAAAGCGGGTTCCGTGTTAATTTTTATATTGGCGCTAAACCCCATAATTAAAATGATACAAGACAATTTTATGCAAAGTCAAGTCGGTTGCTCAAAAATCTCTCCGCCAAAGCTGTTCAGATCAGTAACTCGTTGCCTTCTCAAATTCTCTAGCCGCATGCCGCTCACCTTGATGCAGGATATCAACCAATTTTTCATAGAATGGTTTCCAATTGCGCGACCATGAAGACTGGTGCAGATCGGGAATGTATATTTGAATAGCTCGATGAACATTAGCTGATTTGATAGATACGAATCCCTTTCCACTACAACGCTCGCAGATTTTAAACACTGGCACACCACGCTCGCTTGTGGCTTTGCGGTCCAGTACCTCTCCCTTTCCACCACAACGACACCTGGCACTTATCACTCCCTTCCCTTTACATACATCGCAAACGACTGGTACAACTTCCGTTACCTCTGTCCATTTTTCCCAGTCTGACGGTCGAACAGCACGGGAGCGACTGGCCCAATATGGTGCTTTACCCCATGGGTATGAAACCTTACGAATGACCTGCTTACGGGGTGTTAGTCCGGTACCACTGCAACTATGGCATGTTACGCTGGTGGCCGCCGATCGGGAATACTCAGCAAAAGCAAACTGAGCCAGTACCAGCATACACCAGCCAAATTCACCACCAGCTGCTTTACGCACATTCTTCGGTGCAATTTCCATCGCGTGACGCGCCAGCGCCTGGACTGCCATCTGCTCATCAGTCTTGCTGATACCGGCCTTCCCGAAGAAGGCCGCCAGGCCAAACCGCTCACGATTGCTGGTGGTACCAATAGCCGCCATAACATCGGTGCCTGTAAGACGTTCCGGAGAGGTTCCTTTCACATCGTCGCCGATATACATTCCCTGAGGACTGAAGTATTTTAGCGATGCCTCAAGCTTCATTATTCACACTCCCCAACCAGATTGAGAATGACCGCTGCACCGTCGTCTTCCATGCATTCACCCTTACCACTTGCCAGAAACCAGCGGCACACCTCCACGGCTTCAGCGCGTGTCACCGGTTTGATAGTTGCCAGCAATTTTTCAAGGTAGCGCTCCCGGTCATATACTGATTCGTGATGCTCAGAGTAACCAAACTCATCGCCCTGTTCTTTAGTTGCAGTGTGGCGAACACTGTAGAGCCAGTCCCAGTAAACGAACTCGCGAACAACATCAGACAGCGTATAAGGCTCAGGCAGCACATCGCGATATCCATCAACAAATGCCCGACGCTGTTCATCAATTTCGTTCATGCGGCTGCCGCCAATGCTTCCGGCTTTTTTCTCTGCCGCAGTCCAGCCCCAGAGATGATCGTTGATAAATTTCTGGGAAGACCTGATGACCCGCTCTGCTTCCACATCTTCGAGCGCTGCTTCATAGCTACCAAACGTAGCCCTGACTGATGCCGCTTTTTTGATGTTCTCCCGGGCGTTCCTGATAACCTGCGCAGGGTTATCCATGCCGATGATGCCGAACGCAACCTGGAAAGGTTCGTAACCATTCGCCAGCAGATAACGCGAATAGCGTTCCTGAGCCTCTTTTGGGGAAATTTTAATTTTCACCAGCGCAGCCTCAGCAGCATCCAGATGTGCGGGTTCGTTCAGACGGATAACCTCCAGCACCCAAAGATAAGCATCAGTCTGCTTATGCCCGGTGATTCTCCGTTGCTCTGGCAGGGGCTTGATGTTTGCGAGGGCGGAGCTGTACGCTGCCGTCGGGATGGTGAATAGTGCTTTATGTTCGTTGTTATCAGTACGCATTACGCAACCGCCTTTTTCTTATGGAAAACCAGCTCTCGAACCTGATCACCGTTCATGAGCATATTGTTGAAATCATCGTGATCCGGCCAGTACACGCTCACGCGCTGCAGGTCATTCTTTGCCATCAGATTGGCATGAGCACATTCGCAAGCCGCAGCCAGCCCGGTGGCGCTGTTCTCGTCACGGTCGGCAAAAATAATCAGGTGCAAAACACCAGTTGGTACGCGGAACTTTTTCATAAAGCCGCTGTTAATGGTTGCCCAGGTGTTCACGTTATAAATCTGGTGCGCTGACAGCGCTGTTTCGATGCCTTCGGCGATACCCAGAGTGCTGGCGACAGGAAACATGCGGATAGCTACAGAACGAGCGTGATCCAAATAGTTATCTTCCTGCAGGGATTTGAGGCGCTTTGCACTGCTACCGATATCTGCTTTTTTATCACCATCAAGCAGAGTCTGGTGCAGATAGCACAACTCCCCTTTATCGTCCGTAGCAAGTGAATAAAGAGACTGGAACACACTCCCGTTGTGTCTCTGCCTGGCATTGAACCGGATCGCCTCAGCAGGAAGACTGAATATTCCACGAGAATTAAGATACGCTGCGCCGGATGTACCACGCAGTGCCTCCAGTTTTGAAAACTTGCTCAATACCCGTTTGCGTAAGCTGGTGGCGCTGCTGGTTACCGGGATTTTAACCCGTTGGTAATCATTACCGATCAGGCGGTCTATTTCGGTACAAATCTCGTTAAATGGCTTCGCCTGTGTCAGGGTGACAAGTTTCATACCATCGCCACTACCACATACACAGATCCACGTTCCTGCACCGTCGCGGTCGTCAATTCGGAACTTGCCACGTGCACCGCATACCGGGCATTCACCCTTGAAGTGATTTTTTCCGGTTATCGGCGGCAGACCGAAGTGCTCTAATATTTCAGGCCAGCGGCCTTTCGCTGCATCTGCTGTTTTCATCTTACTGACTCAGACTGTTTATATTTTTCTGGAGTTGGTGCTTTGCCTGCATGATGCGCCAGGCCTCACTGCCTGCCGGTATCTCACGTCGTTCATCACGTTCCTGAGATAAATCAATCGTTGTTTGTGCGTTTTCAGTGACCTTCTGAACCCGCTGGTGGCCTTTGGCAAACCGGATCAGTTTGTGTCTGATGTAGTTATTTACCTCAGGGGTAATTTCCATCGGAAAGTTACTCAGTCCGTCAGGCCACTCGCCGAACTTTTCCCGGAAAGTGTGAGCACACCATCCGTCACTGACTGGACGCCCCAGCGAAGCACGCTGGCGCTGATAAAATTTGATCTGACTCCACCAGGACTGTTTCTCTGCCTTCGTCGACTGATGCTGATTTTTACCCAGCTTATTAAGTTTGCGGCTAGTGTCAGTATCAACGTCTTCACCTCGCAGCGGCTTGTGTCCACATTTCGGGCAAACATAGACGCCTGCTGGCTTCATGTAGTGGCATTGAGGGCATTCATGTGGCAGTTTTTCGGCCCGTTCCTCAACTGCCCGGCGCGCGCTTTCCTCCATGCCGTCAGACTTACCGGGAAGCTCGTCGTACTCGATTGAATCCGGATAACCCAAACGGTGCACGGTGCCGCTGTGATCGAAGATAAGGCAGGACTCTTTACCCGGTGCGGTGCGAAGCCCACGCCCGAGAGCCTGCAACCAGCGAATTTCGCTTTTTGTTGGCCTGGCGTAGATGATGCAACGAACGTCACTATCGAATCCGGCTACCAGAACGCCCACACTAACGATGATTTTCGTTGCACCAGTTTCAAAGCGGTGAATGATGGTCTGGCGCTCATCTACCGGAGTGTCTGCGGTCATTACCTCAGCGTTAACACCTGCGAGGTTAAACTGGATTGTCAGGTAATTGGCGTGGGCTACGTTGACGCAGAAAGCGATGGTAGGTAGATCCCGACCATTCTCCAGCCAGTTCTGTACAATGTCGCCCACCAGCGTAGAGCCGCACATGATTTCAGCCAGCTGTGTTTCGTTGTAATCGCGGCCGTACTCAAGCGAAGATGTGGTTTTAACACCTTTCAGATCCGGCTTAGTTGGCGCGTAAAATTCGTATTTACTCAGATCGCCACGCTGGATTAACTCGCCGATGGTGGTCGGTTTAATCAGTCGGTCATAGTATTTGCCCAGGAACGGGGAAAACGGAGTACCCGACAGGCCAATCACCTTTACGCCTTTGCCGCGCAGACGTTCGATATCCTTCAGGATGCGTTTTTTACGCAGGTGCGCTTCGTCGATAATCAGCAGATCGATATTTTCAGGAAAAACACGACGAATAAGCGTATCAGCGCTGGCAATCTGAATTTTCCGGTCCGGATCGTAGTTCGGGTGATCCGCCCAGATATAACCGATTTCATCTCCAGGTAAACCATACTGCACGAACCGATTAGCCGTCTGACCAATCAGGATGGTGTACGGAACACAGAACAGAGCGCGCATACCACGGCTGACAAAACCAGCAACTATGAAGGCTGCCAGACCCGTTTTACCGCTACCTGTTGGCGAATACACCATGAAGGTGTCGTTTGCCTTCCAGTCACGGCGCAACATGTTTAGCGCTCGTTCCTGTGCAAAATTCGGCGTGATCGTCAGCTCCATTGTGCAGCTCCCGTGCTGATGAGATAATAATTTTGTGATGTGGTTTTCATGGATTCCCCCTCACATGGCTGGCGGCCTCCCCAAAGGCTGCCAGCCCCCTTCCGAATCAACTCACTTAAATTTCGTCGCACGAATAACGTCAATTCCGTTCTCGCTATATCGAAGAGGGTGCTTACCGTCCCTGAGCAGGACAAAACCTGACATCCCCTCAGGTAGCTGAGCCAGCTTCATCAACGAACGGTTGCGGGGAGAATTCTTATCGACCTCAATGGCACACTGCTGGCCGTCTGATGATGTAACCAGGCAATCAATAAACCCTTTACGACCACCGCTAATGCTGATGCTGAAATTGCGTTGCAGGTGGTATCCCTGAGACTTGATTTTTTTCTGCATCACATAATCGAAAACGACTTTGTCATCGGAGCGGATGAATTGCTCTTCCAGGAGAGCGATTAAATTTTGCTTCAGGTCTTCACTCATACTTTTTATCCATCTTGTACTAGCTTTCTGGTACAGTCGTTTTTTCAGGGGTATCCCCCTTTAGATCGAGATCTACCTAACCTATGTACCCGTCTGTTGGAAAAGCCTGTTCCAGTGCTTCGCACTAACACACGGGCACTCCTCCCCCTCCCCTCCTCTCACTGAATTTTGCGTGTACTCCTTAGCTAGTACACAAATGCAATGAGATTTGGGATTCAGCCACCGGACACCTTTAAGCCCGGTACCAATCAGGAGCGCGATTGCGTTCCTGCCAGGGGCGGCTGAGTTGTATACCCCTGTAAAGCTCTGCCCTGATTTCTCACAAACAAGCGGAGCCTTGTGTTTGCTTCGTGCCTTGCTCTGTTCTCCTTGCGGAATGAAACAGGCTCAGCGTCAAAAGTGATTTCGTATACCTCCGCATATTTCAGGGCGACCTTCCGTCTCAGTGACGGAGGCAGCCCCTGTAACTGCTGCTGAATCCACTCTTCGTCTGCCTGGCAGTACCTAGATGGCATTTCAACCCTGACTAAATCCTGTTGCATGGCTTACTCTTCCCGCTTCGCTATGAGGTTATAAACCCCGCTGATCGGGTCATACCATATGCTGCGTGGCAGCAGCTTCTGGAAGTAGCGCGGATCTGGCATTACGGTTGACTGTTGTGACATGTCACACCTAACTATTTGTTTTCCGTAATGGAGAAAAAATGAGGCTCTCTTTAGATAATTTGAGGGTTGGTGAAACTTTAGATACCGCTTCCTCAATTCTTTCAGCCATTGCAACTGAGGGGCGCCTAAAACCCAGAGCCATCTGGTTCAGGTATGCAACGCTAGTCCCAGATAACTGTGCCAGCCGCCTCCATTCATCCGCGCTCATGACTCCTCTGATTGAGAGCAATACACTGGACATAAAAAACCCCATACTGTATTGGTTATTAGCAACGTGCTAACATTAGCACATGAGATCACAATACAGCAATACGCTGTAAAGCATTTAGCTAACAATGAGACAAGCATGGAAATCAAAGATATTCGCTTAAAAAATCTACAGACGGTAATCCAACGCAGCGGCTTAACCCAGACAGATCTGGCGTTAAAATGTGAGATATCACCCTCACTTATAAGCCAAATAATGACTAAGCGCAGGAATATGGGAACTGCTCTCGCTAGAAAACTCGAGGGGCGACTGAGCCTATCAGAAGGATGGTTTGACATCCCCCACTCATTGCTGGATTCCCCATGGCATCTAGCTAAAATGAGGGAAAAGACTGGTGAGACCACTATTGATGAACAGCAACTAACTAAAAGAGAGACTCGACTTATTGAGTTATTCAGACAAATGCCTGAAAGCGAAAAAGACAGGATAATCAGTGAGTTATCTGAAAAGAAACGTAATTTTGACAAACTACTTGATGAGCTAATGGCTGTTAAAGCATCAAGAATGCCGATCGACAAAGACGAAAATGAATAATAAATACAACGCACTATAAAAAAAACAGCAAATATTAGCATTTTGCTATTGTCAAGAATAACGCATAGCGCTACATTCACCTCAGCAAGTAAAAACAAGTGAGGTGAATGTAATGTTAAATGATAAACATGACTCTTATTCCGTAAACTCTCTGTTGATTTGTGCTCAAGCGGCACTATTAGGCGGTACCGCTTCAAACCATGACGTCATCAACCTCTTAGATGTTGCACAAGACATCATCTCTTCAACTATGAATTCCTTTACAGATAGTAGCGCTCCCGGCGCTAATGTTGATTTATTTACCAAAGAAGTTAGCGCTAGTAATTCCCCAGCATTATCTTTCGGTCAACGTATTCTCCAAGCGCGTAAATCAGCAAGTCTTCAACAACATCATATTGCCAGCGGTGCTGGAGTGACTGTTCAGGCTGTTTCGTTATGGGAAAATGACTCAGCAATTCCTACTTGCGACAAAATTATCCCATTGGCAAATATTCTTGGCTGCGATCCAATGTGGTTACTGACTGGTGCTTATAAACAAAATCAGGAGGAAGCATAAGATGAAAATGTTCAAAGGCCTTACCAACGAACCGGAGACAGTTTTTCATCACATTGCCGTACTGCTTGAAGCGGGGTTAATCATTTCGGCTTGCGGTGATGAAGAATGTGATGAACTTTCGGATGATATCTTTTTACTGGCACAACAATACGCCAGAAGCGCATGCGATGCATTTAAGGAGCAAAGAACATGATAACTCCATTAAATATTCTTGAGGAAGTGGCAGCACAAATAAAAGAGAATACATCAATGCTTGAATTTATATTTAAGAATTCGCCTGATTCAGGAGAGACAGACGATTATTTATGTTGCCTCATTCGCTCCATGAATAAAACCTGTGAAATGGCTTACGAGTATATCGACACACTGCGCAACGAATAAAGAAAACTCAATAAACAATCACACATAAAAACATAACGGCCTCTGGTCGGGAATTTCCACAACCTGAAAATGGTGGTGATGCATGAAAAACAGAAGTGCTTATAAAACCGCATTATTAATGGCTAATGCAGGATACTGGTCAGTTGCAATACTGTTTCTCAGGAAAGCATACGGGAAATAACAAATGACACATGAACCCATTAATACATATCGTCGCCGTATAGCTGTTGCGGCACTCCATCGAATAAAACGTAAAACAGGTGGTAATCTGCTTATTGTTGACCTTCCGGATGGGAACATTACGACCATAGAAATAACTGAACAGTTTATAAACCAGTTGCTGTTACGCTTCGAAGGTATTACCCGTGGTGAATTGGGCCGGGTGGAGGGTGAAACCGAAATCCACACTGCATACCAGAATGCTATCGGGATTAATCAACATACTGAATACCTGACTGAAACCGGAAAGTTAATTATAGACAACCTTTTTCAAGAGGTTATTGATTACGCGAAAGAAAAATATACCAGTGGAGGAATTAACTGATGGCTAATTTATCCCCTGTATCTGTTGTGCGCGAAAAAGTGCAGATCGTTATGACAATTGAAAATGGCCAAGTCACAGGTGTCTGCAAAGTCCGCGATGGCGAGCTGATTGCCAGCATGGATACATTCATACGGCTGGCAGAAAGAGCGGGGTATCAGATAACAGCACCTGCTCAGGAGGAAACCGGTGGCATTAACAGCAACACGCATTCCTGAGCGGATCCACCGGCAGGCATTGCAGGTCCTGTTGTTGTACCGATGCCGACGGATATTTCCGCATCGGATACAGCGCACCGGATATCTCAGTCTGAAGGTTAACCGTTGCTGGCGGCTGTTATCGAAAGGCGACGGCCGGAACTGGGAAGTAATGAGTCATGAACGTTATTCGGGAGAAATAAAGAAATGATCGACAACCGCACCGCCAGCGCCATTGACCAGGCATTACAGAAACATGATACACCCGTCGGCCCGTTATTTTTTGTAACACGCCGCGGAAGAACAAAAAAATGCCTCACCCGAAAAACGGCAATTCGTTACCTGGCATTCTTTATGACCACCCGCGCTTTTGAACGTTCAGGATTCCGGCAACGCTATCCTGACAAGCGTTTTATCTTCAACGGGAATGAGATATGGAAACGTGGAGAATCAACCACAGAGTATACCCGCGCACACCAGCGAACAATCAGACGACTGCGCAGACTCATCGCCAGGAAACAGTATACAGAAAAATGGTTCAGAAAATATGACACATGGAGCGCCGGATATTACGAACTGATGGCAACAAAACCATTCTGACGTAAACGAAATTAACCATGACGCAATTAAATAAGGCAAGCCGCATACATCAGGAGGACCATGAACATTTATTTCAGAATAGTTATATCACTGGCAATTATCACATGTATTTACGGATTAATCGTTCCGGCCCTCATATCAATGAAGGATACGGTAGCAGTGATTTCTGGCTTTGCTCTGGCGTGTCTGACCCCGCCCTGCATTTATGCCATTTATAAGGGTCTTTCTTTTTCTAAGGATAAAAGATGAAAAAATTACTTTTTGCTTTAGCCCTTGTTCTGCCGACCATTGGCCTTGTCGGTTGCGATCGCGTTGAGCCTGGTAATGTGGGCATCAAAGTAAACAAACTTGGCGACGATAAAGGCGTCGGTGAAGTGGTCGGTGTTGGGCGCTACTGGACGGGATGGAACACTGAAGTTTACATCTTCCCAACCTTCAAACAAATGAAGACCTACGATGAGCCGTTCAGCTTCCAGATGAGTGACGGCACAACCATTGGCTATCACATCGGTGTTGCCTACAAAGTTGATCCATCCAAAGTTACCACGGTGTTTCAGACCTACCGCAAAGGCGTGGATGACATTACCGATACTGACCTGCGCCAGAAGATCGCCGACGCACTCAATCGACTGGCCAGCAAAATGACCACTGACAAATTTATCGACGGCGGGAAGTCTGAACTACTGGATGCAGCTCTTAAAGACATTCAGGCAGAAATGACGCCCATCGGTATTCAGGTAATGAGTCTCTCATATGTGGGTAAGCCGGAGTACCCGCCAACCGTTATCGACAGCATTAATGCCAAAGTCACGGCGAACCAGAAAACCCTGCAACGCGAACAGGAAGTAAAACAGCGCGAAGCGGAAGCTAACATGTTGCGCGCGGAAGCTGCCGGACAGGCAGATGCGATTCGCACAAAAGCCCAGGCCGAGGCCGATGCTATTCGTTTACGCGGTGAAGCTCTGCGCCAGAACCCTGGCGTCATGGAGCTGGAAGCCATCAACAAGTGGAACGGTACTCTGCCGCAATACATGACCAGCGGTGCCAATACACCATTTATCCAGATTAAATAACTTACACGCCCGGCAAACCGCCGGGTTAATGGAAAATCAGATGAACAACCAGAATACTCAACCGCAAATAATGAACTATGACCCGAATCTGACGTCGTGCGGACGCATGGCAAAACAAACCGTTCGATTAACTTTCGGACTATGGGAATACCGCGAAACATTCGAAGTTACTGTCGGCGGCAATCTGACCGGACTGGATGTTATCAATTGCGCTATTGAAAGCCTGTACGCAACGCTGCCTTATGAAGAAGCCCTGGATGAGCGCACAGGGGAAACGGATATCATGGCCACCATTAATATTGGCGAACTGATATGCCAGGATGAAGACCTGTCCGGAGAACTCTGGCTTGCCGGGATGCTTATCTCAGCAGAAATTATCAGCATTGAACCCGCTACAAACATACGGCTCTGAAGTTCTCACTATTCAGAGAGCAGGAGAAAAAATGTTCGCTCTGATTAATCAGGGACAACTGTATACCGACAGTGCCGGTTACCCGGTAAAAATTGTTCGCTGCATAAACAACACCGTGTTGTACAGAAGATGTGAAGCGAATGTTTGAAGTGTGGTGCCACTGCCGTGGATGAAAGTTTTATGAGGTTGGCATGCAGACAATCATCTATCAGATAACCCCCAGCAAATGGTGTACGGAGAGAGTCCTTATTGCATCAACAGGGCTAAAGCCCGGCACCATCGAGCGGGCCAGAAGAAAGTCATGGATGCAGGGAAAAGAATACCGCCATTACGCTGTAGAAGGTGATCCTGGGCATTACAGTGAATGCCTGTACAACATCGAAGAAATTATGCGATGGATCGAAAACCAGAAACAACCAGGTGCCAAAAATGCAAGTTCCGGTTAACCTGTTAATGCTCCTGGACGTCTGGGAGGTTTAATGAGTAACGCATCATACCCGACAGGCGTTGAAAACCATGGAGGATCACTCCGTATATGGTTTCACTATAATGGCAAACGTGTCAGAGAAAACCTCGGTGTTCCTGACACAGCCAAAAACCGGAAGATCGCTGGTGAACTTCGCACTTCCGTTTGTTTTGCAATCAGAATGGGGAGTTTCGACTACGCCGCGCAGTTCCCTAATTCCCCTAACCTGAAACACTTTGGTCTGGGAAAAAGAGAGATAACCGTTAAGGCACTTTCGGAAAAATGGTTGG